TGAATACTGCGCTGAACAGATGAACGTGAGCATATCCACGGCGAAACGATTAAGCCGGAGGGTGAATAATAAAATAATCAAAGTGTGCTGATACTTTTTGGATACTAATTAGAGCCAGAAACGACCTGTTTCCGGTTCTTTTTTTATGTAAAAATATAATCAGAAAGGCGGTGTATAAGATGGCACTATATAACAATCCTTATCAATATAGTTTTGGCGTTCCGGGGCAGATGAACCAGTTCCAGCAACAGCCTGTCCAGATTCCAGCTCAACCAGTACAGCAACCACAGCAGAATAATAGCGGTATCCTGTGGGTATCCGGCGAAGTCGGCGCAAAATCCTATCTGGTAGCACCCGGGACAAGTGTTTTGCTGATGGATTCAGAGAGTGAAAAGTTCTACATAAAATCCACAGATGTTTCTGGCATGCCGCAGCCACTGCGAACATTTGAATACCACGAGGTGGGATCTCAGATGCCGCCTAAACAGCCTGTTCAGAACATGGACAGTAAGTATGTCACCAGACAGGAATATGACGATTTAAAGGGCAAATACGAAGCTATTATAAACCGATTAAATTCATTTTCTGAACCTGTTAGGGCTAATACCATACAGGAGTCAGCAATCAAGGGAGGAAACACAGATGAGTAATCCATTATTTAATGCACTTGGCGGTGGGATGCCGCAGGGAAACGGACCAATGCAGATGATACAGCAGTTTATGCAGTTTAAGCAGAATTTTAAAGGAGATCCGAAAGCAGAAGTTGAGAAAATGCTACAGTCTGGAAGGATTTCACAGCAACAGCTTAATCAGGTTCAGCAGATGGCAGGGCAGTTCCAGCACATGCTGAAAGGAATGAAATAGTACATTACAATCTGGCCAGATTGATGTAAATATACAATAAAGGAGATTATATTATGGATGGAAATTATAGCTTAGCAGATATTGCCGCTGCTACTGGAAACGGTAGAAATAATGACGGCATGTTTGGCGGAGATGGTGCATGGTGGCTTATCGTGCTTTTCTTGTTCGTATTCTGCGGATGGGGAAACAACGGCTGGGGCAATAATGGCAACGGCGGTGGATATGCAGCCACAGCAGCTACTCAGGCAGACATCCAGAGAGGATTTGACAATTCCGCTGTGATTAGCAAACTTGACGGAATCAATAACGGTCTCTGTGACGGATTCTATTCAATGAACAATGGTATGCTTACCGGATTCAACGGAATCAACACAAACATCATGCAGACTGGTTTCGGCATTCAGCAGGCTATTAATGCTGACACTGTAGCTAATATGCAGAATACCAATGCACTCCAGGCACAGCTTGCAAACTGCTGCTGCGAAACCAGAGAAGCAATTCAGGGCATAAACTATAACATGGCACAGAATACCTGTGCATTGCAGAACACCATGAACAGTAACACAAGAGACATTATCGACAGCCAGAACGCCGGAACAAGGGCAATCCTTGATTACCTGTGCAACGAGAAGATATCCAATCTCCAGGCTGAAAACAATGATCTCAGACGTGCCGCTTCTCAGGATCGCCAGAGTGCGCTTCTCACAACTGCAATGGCTTCTCAGACACAGCAGCTCATTAATGCGATTAATCCAGCACCGATTCCGGCATATCAGGTTCCTAATCCGAACACATATTACGGATGCGGATGCAACACCGGATGTAATTGTTAACAACTTCATATCGAGAGTATCTTTCGATTGATTCGGATGTCGGCTTATGCCGTATTACACAGAGGGGCAGGCTGAGACCTGTCCTTTTGTGATATGAAAGGAGTATTTTTATGGCAGAATTTACAAATGTAGCTGCTCAGACTGTAGCAGCAAATGGAAACGTAGTATTTTCAAACACAGCAGTCAAAGGTTCTAACTGCATTCAACACAGGGAGGGAAGTGGAATCATTACGCTGAGAGGACTTACTAACCAGTGCAAGGCTAGATTTTTCGTGGACTTCTCTGGTAATATTGCAATTCCAACAGGCGGTACTGTCGGGGCTATTTCTCTGGCTATTGCAATATCTGGTGAGCCGGTTCTTTCTTCTCAGATGATTTCCACACCGGCAGCAGTAGATCAGTACAACAATGTGTCCTCTGGTATCTATATTGATGTACCTCGCGGATGTTGCGTTAATATCGCAGTAGAGAACACAAGCGATCAAGCTATTTCTGTTGCGAACGCAAACATTGTTGTGACCAGAGAAGCATAGGAGGTGTGATTATGAGAGACATTAAAGACTTATGTGCAAGAATCGAAGATGAACTTTCCAAAATTGCTGACAGTGGGCTGACCACTGGAAATCTGGAAATGACATATAAGTTGATTGATATGTACAAAGATATCAAGAATACACAGTACTGGGACAAAAAAGTGGAGTATTACAACACTGTCCTTGATGAGATGCGTGGCGGATACAATGACGATTACAGCGAGCGCGGAAGAAAACGTGACAGCATGGGGAGATACAGCGCAAATGATGGCAGAATGATGCCGGATTACGACAGGGGCAATTCTTATGCCAGACGTGGTGAACATTATGTCAGAGGGCATTACAGTCGTTCTGATGGGCGAGATGCTTACGATGACTATATGACGCAGAAGCAAAGCTATCGTTCCGGCAAGTCTGAGGACTGTAAGAGGAAGATGCTTGCCGCATTGGAAGAACACCTTGACGAGCTTACTACAGAAATGAGCGATATGTCCAAGGATGCAGAGTGTAGGGAAGAACGTGATCTTGTCAAGAGATACGTGGAAAAACTTCGGGATATGCTCTAATTTGATGAAACATGTACCACAACTTTTTGAAGGTTCTGTGATACAATATATTCGTAGGGAAGATTTGTAAGCAGAAATGCTTGACATAGACATTTTTATTGCTTTCCTCCTTTCTTTAAGCAGATGCGTGTCCTTAATAGAAACAGGTTCGGGGTGGAATCTGGAGGTTGAAAAGCGGATGCAATTTCCGACACGTATCATTGCCGCTAGTGCATGGCGGCATACCTCCTTGTGAGCATATAACTGAACAGTGAAATCCAACCCGTGCAGAGGTGTGCGGCCGTATAGGCGGTGTTGACGTAGCCCGAAACGTCTCGTGTTTAGGCATAGCACGATAAATACCTTGCTAACCCGGGAATCCGGGTTATGTGGAATGTACGCTAGTGGAAAACTGACAGGGTCGCGCTCTGGTCTCCGGTTCGATTCCGGGCATTCCGCTTTGATTTGGTTAGAATTACGCTGTCTGTATACAGATGGTCTATGATTCGACTGAATTTATCTCATGAGAAAAGGTTATTGCTTATCCTGCTGTCTGGTGTCCGGATCAAAAAGCATAATGAAATGTAGCTCAGTGGTAGAGCAACATCCGCATAGGGTGCGTGTCGGCGGTTCGATTCCGCCTATTTCATTACCCTGCCAGTGGTCTAACTGGCTTAATCCACTTACCTGCGGCGGCAGGTCAATAAACACGACCAGGAGGATATATATGCAGAAACTTATTGACACATTAAAATCATTTGGAATTGAGATCCCGGAGGACAAGCAGGCAGATGTAAAAAAATCACTCTCTGAGCATTATAAGAATGCAAAAGAAGTTGCGAAGACTCTGTCAAAAGTCGAGGGAGAACGTGATGACTGGAAAGAACGCGCTGAGACAGCAGAGGAAACCTTAAAAGGCTTTGACGGTATCGACCCGGCAAATGTTAAGACCGAGTTAGAGACCTGGAAACAGAAAGCGGCAGATGCAGAGAAAGAATTCAATGCGAAAATCTATGACCGTGATTTCTCAGATGCTCTGAAAGCAGCACTCGATGATGTTAAATTTTCAAGCGAAGCGGCAAAGAAATCAGTCATGGCAGACATCAAAGAAGCAGGTCTTAAGCTGAAAGACGGCAAAATCCTTGGGCTGAACGATCTGATTGAGCAGATGAAACAGTCTGACGCATCCGCTTTCGTGGATGAATCTCAGCAGCAAGCTCAGCAGAATCAGGCAAGATTTACCACTCATGTTGGACAGCAGCAGACACCGGGAAGCATGACAAAGAAGGAAATCGAAGCGATCAAAGACCCATCTGAGAGACAGGCTGCGATTGCTCAGAATATCCAGCTATTCCAGTGATTTTTACACCGACTATACACCAGAGTATAGCCGCTAACCCAATACCTTAACAATTATGGGTAGAAAGGATTTTTTTATGCCAGCAAAAACAAATCTTATTATGACTAATGATATTCAGGTCACAGCACGTGAGATTGATTTTGTTACCAGATTCGAAAGAAACTGGCAGCACTTACGCGATATTCTGGGTATCATGAGACCTATCAAAAAACAGCCAGGTGCTGTACTCAAGTCCAAATACGCAGAGGGTACTTTACAGAGCGGACTTGTCGGTGAGGGCGAGGAAATCCCTTACAGCAAATTCGTTGTAAAAGAAAAGAAATATGCGGAAATGACTATCGAGAAGTACGCAAAGGCTGTATCTATCGAAGCAATCAAGGATCACGGCTATGAGAACGCCGTTCAGATGACTGATGATGAATTCCTTTTCCAGCTTCAGACTGATGTTACCGGAAGATTCTACGACTATTTGAAAACCGGTACGCTTACTTCCACAGAAACAACATTCCAGATGGCTCTGGCAATGGCTAAAGGCCGAGTTGAGAACAAATTCAAACAGATGCACAGAAATGTGACTGGCGTTGTTGGATTTGTCAACATTCTGGACGTATATGAATATCTTGGCGCAGCTGAGATCACTATTCAGAACCAGTTCGGCTTCCAGTACATGAAAGACTTTATGGGATTCAATACAATCTTCCTGTTATCTGACAGTGAAATTCCAAGAGGACAGGTTATTGCAACTCCTGTTGAGAACATCGTCCTGTACTATGTTGACCCGAACGAATCTGACTTTGCGAGAGCTGGTCTGGTGTATACCGTTTCCGGCGAAACAAACCTGATCGGATTCCATACACAGGGTAACTACCACACAGCAGTGTCCGAAGCGTTCGCAGTTATGGGACTTACTCTTTTTGCGGAGTACATTGATGCAATCGCAGTAATCACCATTGATGAGACACCAGCACTTGGCACTCTGACAGTAAATTCCGTGGCTGGGACAGAGAGCGGTGATACAAAAATCACTGTAAATCCGGCTAAGGAAAATGC